TGCGGCATACCAAACCTCTGAAGTAGGTGCCCGAACCTAGCTAGGGACTGACTAGGCTCGGGCGGCCGGTGTTAATACAGGGAAGCACATACCCTGTACAAGCCGCCCACATCCGGCGAGGGCATATGGCCTGTTCTGTCATAACCCTGCGTACGCCACCGGGCGATTCTGGTGATTGCGCCTAGAGTCCTCAGTCTTAACTCGGTCGCAATAAAAACGAAACTCTGCCCCATATCGCTCAGCCCGGGCTCTGTCATATGTTTCGGCGTCGTGCTTGTTATACGCCAGATGCTTCATCCACAAAAGCAGACTGCGGCGGTGTTTTGCCGAGATTTCGAGGTCGGAATTAGCATTTTCGATGTGTTCTAGCGGCAATCGATAAACAGACATCTGAATGTAATCATTAGCCTGAGGAGTATCTAGAACGCGTACGCGCTCCTCATCCCCACCGACCACGATCGCCCGAACCTCTCCGGGAACGCCTGTATAAACGGAATTTCTAGGAATTCCATAGTCATCTAGACCGAGATCTCGGTCCATATCCTCTACATTCAGCACGGCGACAGGCTTTTTATCAGAAACTCGCCATGCGCGTCGGATCTCTAGAATGAGCGGGTTTATATACGCCCAATCACGTCCGGCCCTGATAATAATCCTGGTGTCCGGCGAATAGTCGTCCCTGATACCGTCGGTCAAGCGACAGAACTCGTACTGGGCATCGTCGATAAACGACAAAATCTCATCGTCGGACCAAAGATACGGGGCTACCTGGTCATAAACCTCCGCTCTAAAAGCAGCAATCAACCAAGCAGCGTCGTACATTAGTTACCCGCCTCAGCAAGTTCGTCATGGTACCGCTGCCAGACGGGAGCGAACTCCTTGGCCTGAACACGGAAACCTACTTCCTTAGAAATAGCATCTGCGCGCGGAGCGCCAGCAGCAGTAAAATCTTCCCGATCATTACGCTCAACAAGAAGCAAAATAGCCTCCATAATCAGTCCGGCGCGTTCGGATAAATCAAATGGCTCGTATGACTCTTTCTTATCTTCTAAGATGTCAACATCAGAACCGTCGGCCGGAGTTGCGCCGATAGCTACAGCCTCGCGGATAGCTACTTTCGGTACAAAAACCGGTTCCCCTTTTACGAAACCAACTGTGTGCCCAGTCAGAGTACTGAGGACGTGGTTTCTATTAAGAACCATCATCATGTGCTTTGTCTCCCTGATTCAAGGAAAGAGGGGGACTTGCGTCCCCCTCTTAACCAGCTTAGTGGGTCTGTGCCTCGTTGATGCGGCTATCAACCACATATTCAACGATCAAGCGCAGAGCACCAGTAGCAGCGTCACCATCGGTACACGCCATAGTCAGCTGCAGGTCATAACCTGACGGGTTAGAGTAACCGGTAAAGTCAAGCGAGGAGATTGCTGCAGAAGCGACATTCACCTGCGTTGCGCTGTAACGGTCGTCGTCGCCACGGTCACCGATGTCCAGAGTAGCGGCAGTACCGTCATTGAATGCTGCGGATACGATCAACTTACCAGAAGTGATCGTAGCGCCTGCAGGCAGACGGATAGCGTCGAATACTACGGAGCCGGCTGCACCAATGGTTGCAGTGGAACCATCGGTAGCAGTCACGGTGTCACCGACAGCCAGATCATAGATGGCGGTCAGCGCGTACTGAGCGCCACGAGTCGGATTAACTTGGGCCATGATTAGTCTCCTTTACTGTTACTGAGCAGCGTATACGGAGATAACGCCGAAGTCTTGCTCGGTGTTACCAGCGTAGATGCTGTTGTACTTAGGCTTCAGGAAACCAAGGATCTTCGAAACCGAAATACCCTGCTGGTTTTCGTAGTCGAAGCCCTTCTCAACCCACTCTGGGTTACCCAGATCTGCCATACCGAGTGCCTGAGCACCGCAGAACAGAATCTGACAGCCGTCCTGAGTACCGGACGCGCCCCACTTAGAGCCAGATGCAGCACCGGCGGTGTTGTATACATGGCGGAACTCGTGGAACACGATGCCGTCGATCATGACGCTAGAACCAGAGAACAGTTCGTTGTCACCACGAGTGCGTGCGTGACGTACGTTCTGCATGTAGGTGTCGTCCAGCTTCAGTTTAGCCATAGCCTGCGGAGTCAAGAAAGCGTGGAACACTTCTTCGCCGCCAGAGGACTTGATACCGCGCAGGTACTGATCCTTAGCATAAGCCTTCAGCTGCACGAACAGTTCCCAAGACGGGGTGTCGTCAGCATCGACGGTGTTGGTAGCGCCGTTTTCAACGAGAACGCTGTTAGTACCGTCCCAACGCAGGCGACGCTTGCTAGTCGGGGTAGATACGTCAGAAGCGAACTCAAGGAACGGAAGATCGGAACCTACACGAGAGGTACCGTTGGTACGCATAGCGTAAGAAACACCAGACAGAGTCAGGAACGCCATCTGATCCATACGGTCAGCAAGCCAGTAAGCCAGAACGTCACGGCTGTTGTTGCGGAATTCAACAACAGACTTCTGATCGGCCATACGACCTTCATGGCGGTTAGCGTGACGAATCTGGTCAACGCGAATCACCTGATCGTAGCTCTTCATCGCTTCTTCGTTACCTTCCAAGGTACGATCGCCTGCGATGCCATCACCTTCGAGATCAGCCAGCAAAGTCAGAACGGCGCGTGCGCCCTTTTCGGACTTCTTCAGCTCGGTGATCTGCTGGATCATTGCATTCGGACCAGTTCCCATGAACTTGTCCACGAAAGAGTAGTTGCGAGCAGCCTTCCACAGGTCCATTGACCAAATAGTTTTCTGCTCATCAGTCAACAGACTAAAGTTAGTCATTGCCATGATGTGAGCCTCCTAGGCATTTTGAAAGTAAAAATACGTCAAACCGTATCAAGTTGTTCACAGTTTCGCTCTGTGATCGCGCTGAAAACGAGTTTTTAGGAGGTCGCACTCCATACGAACTATCGTGTCGTATAAACGAAAGTAACTGCATAATAGAAAAGCTATTTTTAACTGTCAAACAACCTTTCTTTAAACATCATCCCCACGTAAACGGGCCTTAGTCTCTTCATCGAGCTTAGCAAACTTAGACTGAGACAGCTTCATAATATCAATGCCCAATTCGCCGGCAACTCCCGCTTTATCCGAATCCATGCCTGCCTTATTGATAGGCGCTGGCTGTTTTTTATCGGCCTCGGCTGCTTTTTCACGAGCTTTACGGGCCCGGTCTGCCTTCATCACTGCCGTTTCTTCTTCTGAAGCAGCTTTGTCCTTAGAAACTGGGTTTCCTAGTACATACTTAACTGATTTCTGCAACGAAACGTGACGGTTAAAACCACGAGCCATAAACGCTTCAACCAAAACCGCCACCTCGTCGGTCTTTTCTTCGTCGAAACTATCTAAATCTGGGTTCAATTCCGGATACTCTGACTCAATACGGGCCAGAGCAGACTCGTACTTCATATCATCGATGGCGGCCTTACGGGCGGTGTCCGATTTAGTACTGGTCTGTAATTCAATCAGCTCGTCGCGCATAGCATCCACTTCGCGACGGACCTTACGAGCGGCTTCCTTCTCGCCGTCCATAATTAAGTCTTCGTATTTATCCTGCAGCTCTTCGATTTTCGACTTCATGTCGGAAATTTCGTTGGTCTGTGTAGTAGAGCCTAATTGGCCCTCCAACTCCTCAATGCGACGGTTCAGCTCTGCTTCGCGAGCACGAGCCTTGGACACTGCTTCGTCGAACCGGGCTTTAGGTATACGGATATTGCGTTTACGGGCCTCTTCGGCCTCAGCCGCTTCGCGTTCTTCACGCTCTTCGTCAGTCTCTTCGCCCTCTTCCTCAGAAACGTCAGCCTCGGCTGCGGGCGCTTCATCCTCAGTTTCAGGTTCTACGTCCTTACCGGCGTCGGAAAGAGGGGACTCGCTAACCAGCTCGTCGCCACGGTCTACAACTTCTTCCTGCTCTACAACTTGTTCTTCACTCATTTCTAATCTCCCTATTTTAGGTCGTCTGTGCTTCGACCTGTTGATTGCTAGCGACAGCGGCCGCTTCGCGTTTGATTCTAGACTCCTGCTGCATCATCTCGCGCTTGAGCTGGATCTCCATCTCCATCTGCTCACGTTTGAGCTGATAGTCACGGTCCATCTCTTCACGCTTGAGTTCATACTCCTGCTGCATCTGGGCGTTCTTTAGCTGGAACTCGCCCTGAAGCTTCAGCAACTCGGTGTTCGGTGGCTCTTGAGCCCCCTTCTGAATGTTCATAGCCTCAGTCTGAGCGCGCATCTGCTTCAGTTCGGCATCGGTGCGCTTCTCTACCGCCTCGGCCTCCATCAGGCTCAGCTCGGCCTCCATACGGCGGGCCTGTGCCTGCCCTTCTGGGCTCTCAGGATCAACCTGCAAGGACTGTACGATCTCAGTCTTGTTCCGTAAACGGCTGGACTCTATGAGGAAACGGTCTGGGATATTGACCCCTAGCTGAGTACGAAGCGCCACGGCCTGGTCAAACTGAGAATCTTCAAATACTTCGCGATCAGGCTGACTAGACACTACAACGCCGTACTCTCCAAGAGTCAGGTCGTTGAAAATCTGCCCCTCTGGGCCTACCTGATTAACAACCATCTGCTCAGTCTGTTGAGATAACCGGTCGCCTGTAATCAGAACTACGCGCTCTTCAGTGTAGTACTCCTGAACAATATCCAAGATATTGCGGGCCAACATGTTGTCGGTCCGCATCATATTGTCCATAACCTTAGCCAAATTGGCCTGACCGCTACGCTGGTTAGCGAGCACGCTCTTGGCGGACACATCCTCGCGTGCAAACCCCTGCATATAATCGCTAACACCGGAGATGCTCTTGATGTGCTCCTCAGCCTTATAGGAGATACGGTCAAGGCCGGTAGGCGTTGAGTTAGGCGTAATCTTTTCGGCGCTATTAAGTTCATCAAGCTCAAGAACAAGCCCTGACTGCGCCCCACGCTGCTCCAACTCCGCCACAGACATATTCTGTAGAGCGTTGCGCTTGACCTTCCAGCCGCTATTGGCGGAGGTGTTAACGACGTGCAGTTCCTGACTAGAAGTCTTATTCAGCAACTCCTGCGGGCCGATCAGGTTCTCGACCAACCCCATAGTATGACCACGGCGGAAATATGGGAAAAACGGAACAACCGTGAAGTGCTTGTACGGGCTCCAGTCATCGTGCAAGACGATGTTGTCAGCAACTACGGTCCAGCGGATACGACGAATCATCTTCTTCGTGATCGTTAACCCAGGATTAGCTTCTAAGTACTCATCTACCTGCTCTTTGCCCCAGTCCGGAGGAACAATCCGCATATCCCCCGTAGCAATATCTACAAAGTGCGCTACGCGGTCGAGCTTTCGCCACTGGCGCTC